TTATTGCTAGCTGTTCTAATACCAAACGGTTCTTTAAACTGCAACATTTGACCTTTACTAGTCATGACGTCTAGCGTATAATCTAACATTTTTTTGTTAGGTTCTGTGGCAAGGCCATCAGGTAGTAAGTTTACATTACTAATTTTAGTAGGGGTTAGTTCAGCTGGTTTTTTTACTTGTTTACTCATTTACCGATCCTAATGTTGCTGTCAGTTATTTCATTTATAACAATAATATCGTTTACACTAGCTACGCTAGTTACCACTTCATTTCTATCTGGTTGTATTTGGAACAATGTACCAAATCTTCCTTCTGTACTGATAGGAACAATAACCACGCTGTTTAAGTCTGTGCTTAATGTTGTGTGAATATATGCTGCCAATTCAGTAAAATAAAACGTTTCACCAAAGCTAAAATTACCAGGAGCAAAGAATGTATCTATAGCTGTAACTACTTTACTTTTAACTTCGCTGTCTGTTAATTTGCTCTTTGGACTTTTAACTACCTTAAACTGTGCTTGAACTTCAGAAGATGCTATAGTGCCAAACAATGGTTTAAACTTAACTGGATGGAATATAATCTCATCTGTCATCATTTTATAACTTAGCAATCCAGAGAAATTACTTCTCAATTCTTCTGTTGTTGGCGGTAATGGTGCTGTGATCTTTTTATTGTTCTTACGTTTCCATACCATATAGTCTTCATTGTAGCTCTTAGTTAGAACATAAACATCTACAATGTTTGTCAAACTTGGATTTAATGTTTGGTCCGCAGCCACAGTATGATTCCACTTAAACGGTAATGACATTTTGCCATCTACTGTGCTCAACAAAACTTGTGAGGTAGTAAGTTCAGCTGGTACAATATAACTAAATTCACCCTCGTCGTAGTTAACTAGTCCAATCTGATTATTTTCAATAATGTTTAAAAAATGTCTTGGATCGTCTGGCAAGAAATCATTGTCTAAGTCAATTGGTGTAACTTTAACTTTACTATTGTCAGTATATCCATCATCATAAACGTAGTATCCGCTGATACGATAAGTTTGTTTTTCTACTAACTTGTTTGATGTATCTAATCCTAATATTGTAATTGTATCTTTACTTACGCTTTGGAAACTAGGATTGAATGTTGATGCAAAATTAATGTTATAGAAACGTATTAGCTCTTCGCTGCCGAAAATATAATCAAGTTGACGAATTGTAACTGTCCAACCAGATGTTTCTCTTTTAACATATATTAACCAGCCTGTACTATCACTGGCTGTGTCAAACGGACTAGTTAAGTCAATGTTAATATTTGCTGGGATAACTGTCCATTTTGGAATTTGGTTATCAAATTTTAATGCAAAGCTCTTTTTATCGTCTAATTTTTCTACTAGAATAGCTCTTGTTGTTTCATCGAATACTCTAGTAAATGCAGGGATAATACTTCTAATAACAGGGTTATCTGTAATAGGCTTATTGATTTCTACAGGACCCATACCGTTGGCCAGCAATCCAGTATAAACATAATCGCTGTCCTCGACACCAAGTCCGTCGCCTTTAATATCTAAAACAGTTGCCCAAGTCCCTAGTCCATTATTATCTTCAAATTTAATAAAACTTCCTGGACGCATTGTTCTTAATTTACCGCTGGCTGTAAATCCTAATTTCTGCGGAGTGGCATTGTTATTGGATTCTGAAACAAATCCGTTGCTACTAGTTAAATCATTATAAGCAGAGTTCCATCGATAATCGAGAACTTTGTAAACATTAGCATCTGCACTATGAGCTTGCGCTGTTGTACCTTGCTGTGCTCTAGTCACACCTGTAAATTTGTATACATCATTATTATTTGTAGTAACACCAGTATAGCTAAACAATTCATTGTTAATTTGTAGCATACCGCCGTTAATGTCAAAACTATCCCATACTGCATTTGTATTGAAACTTGCTACTCTAATTTCTGATGCAGGTGATCCATTTAATACCGCTTCAGCTGAAATAGCCGAATATAAACTTAGAGTTGTATTCCATTGTTGTTTACCTAATTCTACTACATTAAAATTAGTTGTATTTGTTTGACTATCTAAATTCAACTTACCATAATAGAAGTTTAACAATCCAATGTCGCTGAGTTTATTTTCAATATATTCATTAATCAAGTCAACTGTTCGTCGGCTAGAGTCATCTGCTATATAAAAGTTTTTACTGTATTCGTCACTGTACAAGTAACCATCGTCTGCAAATTCAACCAATGGTCTACTTTTACCTGTGGGATCTTTTAAATCAACATTGCGACTATGTCCGCTGAATGTTCTATTTTCAGCTTTCATAATCAATACATCGTTGTTTAGTGTAGGTAAGAAGCCGTTGTAG